TGCCAATAGTTGCTGTCCAAATTTCGACTGCATCTGGTGTGTAATATCCACCGCTATTGAGATATCCATACCAAAAGCCAATATCGCCATCTTGAGTAATAGTTACAACCCAAGCTTCAAGAATATTGTCATAATAACATTGTTGAGAAGCGTCTGTTATACTTGTATAAAACGGGTTGCCCTCATATGTTCCGCTTTCAACTAAAGCATCAAACACTACACTTGCACCAGCCTCATCAAACAAATCATTTCCAGTGATAGTAAGTGTTTTACCAACACCACCGCGTAAAGTCCATTGTGAGTATTGGTCGTCATAGTACAACGCATATGGTTTCTGTAATAAATTTGTTAGTGTGCCATCGTTGGTATATGCATCCCGCCCGTCATATGTGCCAGCATAAATTAATGCTGGAAACGTTATGGGAATGTTATCGCTAGTAAGAATTGGATCTTGTGTTAGCGCAGTGGTATCACTCAATGTTAATATTGCGCCCGGGTCGCCAATAATCATTAGGTTTTCAAAACCGCTGTCATTGACTGTAATGGTGTCCGCTACTCCATTCACAGGCGCAGCGGACAATACCAATGGCAGCACATCATAAGGATCCCAATTGATTGTACCAGTTGAAGGTGCAAACAAGTATTCTTTAGGATAAAAGATTGATACCGTTTCATTTAAGAATATCTTAAAGAATGCAATAATACTATCTTCGCTTCCGCGTGTATTGTAATACTTTACAATAATTTTATACAATGTAACTTTATCTAAAGAAGTACTGTTGGGTATACTGTTTGCAATAAGATCGCGTATATTATCAAGATAGTCATTGCTTGCAACATCAATATCTTTATCAGTAATTATACTGCTAATTTCTGCTGAAGGCAATCCATGAGTATTGATGTAGTTGTAATACTCTTGAATAAATGCAATGATATTTGCTGCGCTAGATTGTATATTTTCAGGAAACAATGATTGTGTACGTACACTTTCAATGTTTCGTGGTCGGCCGTTAGCAATACTTAATAGCATAAGGTTTAGCGATCGCGTTTGAATGTATTATAATCAATGGTGCGGCTGCTTCCGCCAATTGCAATGGAATCAACTTCACCGCTCACACTTACTTGATCCATATCAATTCTTATAAGTTGGTTTTTCTTAGGAGCAATGTCATTGCTAGCAGGCAGCATATTCAAAGTAATTGTTAAAATGTCTCCGCCATCAATAAACAGTTCAGCCAATTCAACTTTTCCAGTAAGAAGATTTATGCGCCCAGCCTCACTGTTTATTTCTACTCGCGCGCCGTCAACGCCCAAATAATAAGTATATACTCTGTGATATACAGCGTCACCGACTATAGCTGCACAACCATAAAAGGACTGCAGTCCTTTGATATTAAAAGATGAAGAAGAAATTATAATATGCCCATCGTCATTGATGGTCAGAGGAGTGCCATAATCTATAATAGTTGTGGATACATTTTGAGGATCTACAACAAAAGATTTGGATACATATACACGCACCAAACTGTTTAAAATTGCAGGACTATAACTATCAATTGTTTTTAACAATGCTGAATGTCTAAAGACGCCATCAAATGATTCAAGATATGCAATGCCAAATTCCTCAACCGCTGTGTATATTTTTCCTTCAAGCTCACCCTTTGAAAAATTGGTTTTGGTGTTGTTGTATTTAAACAATACATCCAAGCTCAAATTGATATATTCAGGATCTACAAATTCAGGAGTAATACTCAAAACTTTTTTAAATTTAACAATTTCAAGTATTTGCGCTTTTTGTGTAGCGGTTAAAAATAATGCATCTTTAGGTTTTAAACAAATGAAAGCTTTACCATATTGAGGAGGATCATTATCTTCGCCGCCCCATACAGCTATGCTTTGGGTTGATGGAAATTTAGCAGTAATAATTGTTTTATAGTCATCAGCAGTAACTGCGCGGTTTTGACTAACAAACGAATTGGGCGCATTAAATCGAATGCTATCAATATCTTCTTTACTGTTGCCTCCAGTTGCAGCACTAACCGTGGCTATTGTAAGTATGCTTGATGTGCCTGTTGGCAATGCACTTATATAAACAAATGAGGTTGCTCCATTGCTATTAATACCTGTGGTTGTAAGATATTCTACTTCAATTATACTTAAATTGTTAGGGCGCTTGCCAAAAATATTATTGCCAAACTCTATTTGGTATTTGCCATAAATGTTTTCATTAAAAAGATAAATTTGGCTGGTACCATTTATACTTCCTATGTTTACTTCGGTAAAAGGAGTATAGATGTCAGGCGTTAGCTGACTATCACTGTTGTATACACGCACAATAAGTGTACTAAAATCAATGTTTTCATCATCAATCTGATATGTTAATTTTTCAGATACATTATTAACCTGGAAACGTTTAGTCTCAATGCTCCCTTGGTTAACATCTATTGTTTTGGTATATAAATTTTGCCCAGCAACTTTGTTTATAATCAATTCATCAAGTGTTACAAACACATAGGTTTTGCTGTCTAGACTTGTTTTAAAAGCGCTTCCACGAGGCAGCGTAATATATGCGCGGCCATCACCAACAAATGAAACTGTTAACGACGCTACAGAACTAGCTTTACTGCGAGGAATGTAGCCAACAAGTTTTGCGTTTGAAACTACACTACTACGCAACTGCGCGCTGTCAATAAATGTTTCATTCAATGCTAGGTGCGCAAGCATTGCGTTATAGTGTGTATTGTACGCTAATACATCTAGCAGTTGATTTAATCCGCTGCCAGTATAATTAAAATCTTTAAATGGTGAATCTGTAGTTGTAAAATAATTTTTCAGATTTTGTTTGATTGTATCAAAATCCAATTCAGTTACATTGAGTGTTTGTCTAGAAAGTGGCATAGAATAATTATCTTAAACGGTTTAAATAAAATTGAACTTCTTCTTGTTGATCGTATAAAACAACAAATCCTATGGTTATATTATATGCATTGTTAACGCTATCATCATTTATTTGAATAGTTACGTTGTTTATCCTTGGTTCAAACTTGCCAAGACAGCGTTGTATTTCATCTTTAAGCGAAAGAGCAGTAAAAATACTAGCTGGCTCAAATAGCAATGCACGAACACCACTTCCAATTTCAGGATGAAATGGATGATCATAAAAACTAGTTAATACTATATTTTTTATGCTATTCTTTACGGCCGCGATGTCTGTAATTGGCCTGATGTCACGAAGAACTGGGTGAATAATAAATGTTAAATCCAAATCAGAATATACATTTTTCTTAGCAACATTACTTGAAGTAATGGTTGAAGAATTAAAATCCGATAAGATATTACTCATTACATTCTATTTATATCAAAGTGTCTTGCCAGGTTTTGGAGCACCACTTACAATACGAACTTCAATTGGCGCAGCATCGCCAGGCCTGGTTTTGCCACCAGTATTTGAGCCAGCATTGCTAATTTGATTGTATAATGTTTTGTCGTTGCCACAATAATAGTCAATAACATTGTTTGACATGCCACCTGTATCATGAACTGTAACACGCCCGCTGCCCACCGGCGCCTGATCTTTAGCATAGCGTATTTCAAGCACTGTCTTGCCTGCAAAATAGTTGGATGCAACACTAGTTCCTTGTACAAGAGGGCCATACGCACCCTGTGTTTGACTAAATCCTTGATATCCTTTGACACCAGCATTGGCTTTCGCTTGGTCCTGCGCAGTTGTTGCATCAATTGATGCATTGCCATATGCGGTCATATACAGTGGTATCCAATCTCCAGTAGCTGCAGCATTGCGTGAGTAATAAGCACGTATTACAATAACATTGCGTGTTATTTGATTTTCAATTATACTAGCGCGGTTATTGTAGTCAAGCTGTGTTGCAGCATCCCATTCAGGATGTTTGCTCAATTCATCAGCAACCAATTTAAGATATGTTGCTTTATATTCAGCGTCTTTACTATCATCAGTTGTTCGACTAATATTATCATGATATGAATATGCAAGAGTATTTAATACTGCCAGCATACGTATATAATTTTCCAAAGTTGCACCAGATAGTATAGCCACTTTTGCTGGATCTTTAACAATGTGTTCTTTTAATTGAAAAATAAATGCGTCATACTCATCTTTAGGCTTAGGATCATATGTGGCATTTGCTACTGGCGTTGTAACACCGGCCACGGCTGGCGGCGGCGTGCCTAATGGTATGTTTGTAGGGCTAGGAACTTGTGCTCCTCCTGGTAAATAATTTGTGGTTTTGCAAACATCAAGATTGCTTAAATTGTTGAGTATATCTGATAGCCCAGTCACACCTGCAAATTTATTTACTATATCATTAATTTTGGCTACCAATGCTGTTCCAGTCAATCCTTTAGCTGCTAGCAATGCTGCAATAAAAGTTTCGGGATTTTCAATTACTGCTCTAACCTGCTCGCTAATCAATTTGACAGCTTCATATTTTTTTGCAAGAGCATCAAGTTGCGATAACAATGATACTGCAGTTGGATTGTTGAGTATCAATTCTTCAGCTTTCTTTATACCCATTTCCATCAAACGATATGGCAAATTCTTTGCGCAATCTGCTAAGCTTTGCACTTGGCTAACAACTTGCAAATCATTTATATTAAACGTGCCAAGTATTGATACATCTGATACACTGCCTCCAAGCGCAATTGATTTTGATTGTACTGTTGCAACACTATCAGAAAAATCTGCACGATTGACAGTAAGTGTATATGTTGATATACTGATACCATCCTCAGCGATACAAGTAATAACCAATATGTTTGTGCCAATGGTAAGATTTAACGCTGTACTAGCTACTCCTGAGACTACATCGCTGCCTTCAACAATAATCTTTGAGTTGGCATTTGTGCTTGTTGGCGTGATTGCTAATGTTGTGACACCAGTTGGCACATTAACACTATATGATGTGTTTGCTGCTGTAAAAGCAGGCGTTACTTGCTCATCTGATAAATTAATTGATGATAGCGAACTGACAGTTGAAGCAGCCGCGCGTATAACCGTAAGAGTATATGTTTTTGTAGTTGAATCATGTGCGCTGACAACTATTGTAAACACAGTATTGCCAACATTTATAAAAGTAGCTGGGCAAGCAGTTCCTGACGTTACGCTAACTCCATTAACAGTAACAGTAGCATTGTTTGGATTAGACGGATCTGCTACTGTTGGTGTTACTGTTCGCGTAGGAGTTTCATACGACGTGAATGGCATATTAACCGTGTATGAAGTTGTATTAGCATTAAACGGGAAAGGGATTAAAGCACCAGCGCTTGTGGATAAAGCCGAAAGATTTGCATTGGAATGCGACATATTAGTTTAGTTTAATTTTACTACCTTTGATGATAGCATCGCTGCTAGACACAACATTGATACCTTTGCCATTGATACTTGTAGCACTACTTGAAGTGTATGTTGCTCCTGCGGTTGAAGTTATGTCTATGCCTTTTGCATTAACTTTTGTCGTGCCAAATGAGCCAACATCTATAGTTTTTGCAACTACAACCAATGTGCCTGTTGTCATTGAGGTATTTTTTCCTAAGACAGTTGACATGTTTGTACCATGAATTGTACTTGTATTGGTACTATATACATCAGTCTTGCTTGCTCCTCCAACATAAAGTGTATATTTGCCACTAGTATGCAATGAATAGTCAGCATGTACTGTTACTTTTGCGCCAGCACCAATATTCATTGCATATTCATCAGCAATTTCCATAAGATACTGTGCGCCAACTTTTGTTCGGCGCTTACCTTTTACTGTTTCATTATAGTCACCATTCACCTCAATATTATAATTACCAGTTACTACAGTATTGCAATCACCAAGAACTGTTATATTTACATTTCCTTCAACACAAATTCTATCTTCGCCATGAACTACTTTATAACCGTTGCCATATACGGTAACAGTGCGATCACCAGTAGAGTTAATCTCTTCACTTGTACCGCTCTTATGTTGTCTTAGCAAACGCTCATGCCCAAGGGTATCATCAACTTCAAAAACATGGCCGCCTCGAGTTTGTGTAACGTTATTAAATGGATAGGCCGAACCATCCGTTGGTAGTGGGCCTCCCCATGTTTCATTGTTTGCCATAAGTGTATTTATTAAGCAATTATGGTACACGTGCTGCGAACAAGTGATAAACTGCGTGTCTTTACCAAAACTCCGCCGCCTTCGCGTGATCCTGCCGCATCTGTATTGCCTTCAATTGTTTGAAATTTACCGTTAGCATCGCTATCACTTGAGGCTATACCAATATGACTAAATGAAAATATAACAAGATCGCCAGCATACACCTTAGACGGGTTGGTTGTCAATTTAACAGCATTGGATAATCCTCTAGCCCATGATTCATAGCCGCCGCCTCGGTATGCTGCAGCTGTTTTAGGGCGATCGGCCTCGCTAAATACACCAGCTTTTTGTACACACCAGCAAACAAATGCAGCACACCACGGAGCACGTGCATTGTATCCGCCAGGATAATTTGTAGCTGCCCACAATTCCTCAATGCCAGCTCCTTGATTTGTACTGGTTTCAGTAACTCCCACTTTACTCTGTGCAGCCTGAATAATTGCAGTTTTGGCTGCACTATTAACAACTATAGGTGGTCCTGCCTGCTCAATGCTGCCGCAAGCGCTACCAGTACCAACCGCAACTCCATTAAAATTTTGTGCGCCAGTAGCTTGTGCAGCATAGCCGGCACTAGTTCCAGAATTAATTCCTGCAGCAGTTGGAGTATCACTGCCAAACTTATTTGGAAATACACCATACGGGTCACTAAAACCTTGCCCTACCACACCCAAGCCATTATCATAGCCAACCGCACTTGGTATACTGCCAGTCACAACTGGATCTTGCAATTCTAACCCATCTCTAAAGAAACCAAATACCCATGAGCCAGGTACCAGTCCAGTTGCGCTTTGTCCAATTCCGCTTACGCACGGACTTGTTACTGGCATAATGCACGTGGCCCATGGCAGGTCTTCCTTAGGCAGGTCAGTTGTATTGTCTGTATGATACCCAAGACAGCGTACACGTACACGTCCTTGTTGCAGCGGATCACTTACATCTTCAACAACAGCAGTAAACCAATTGCTAATATTCATTATGCACTATCTTTAAGTATTTTTAAACGCGAAGTATATACTCCTTCTTTAAATGTATGAACAGCTACCGCTACCAAATATTCGCCACTCAGCGACAGGTCCAATTCTTCAGTGTTGGCTGTGTTGATAATTGTATTGTATTCTGTAGGATCACTACTCTTAGGAACTTCTATTTTAATTTTGCGGCCAGGAT